ATTGGCTCTCCTTACTAGCTCTAGCTCCTTTGTGATTTGATCTTTATACTTGCTGTTGAATGTGATCTCATTCTTGTCTATCATATCACCTAGCTTGAAGTAGCAGTCAGCTTTTAAATTCTTGTAGTTAGGTCTGAAAGCTTTTGATCCATTGACAAATCCTGGGCAACGGAGATAATCTACCGCACCTCCCCCGATACCATCCTCGTCACAGATAACATTGGAGAGCTTTACCTGATACTCCTCCATCAGTCTCTTGATGATGTCCACTATCTCATTGACTCTCTTGTGAAGATGTAGATCCATCCTCTCCAGGTGCAATCCGTTCCATACACAAATGACAGTCCTATCCTTACCCAAACGCGCAATATCAGCTGTGATGTAGCAATCAGTGAGACTGTCTGACTTATCTCTGAAACATCTGAGCAGCTCAGAATAAGAGTACAGTCTATCATCACTGCTATCAAAGTCCCAGTCTCCCAATAATAGTCTTTTCCTATCCACTTCCGGCAATGTGTTAAGGATGCCCATGTATGATGAGGGTAGCATGTAATTATCTGCACTGAGAGACTGGATGAAAGCTTTATCAGGACTCAATCTGCCCTCGCGATGGGGATGGTAGAACTCATTGTATAGGTATCCCTTAGAGGGGTTGCATGTCATGAGCAGCTTAGGTACCAGGTTGTACTCATTGAGCTTATATCTTATCCTACTTAGCACAGTAGTGATAGCTCTCTCATGTACCTCTGCTGCCTCATCTATGAATGCATCAGTCAGCTCCAGTCCTCCCAAGTCTTGATAGTGGGGATCTGAGGGCTTGTAAGCTAAGTCTGCAAGCACTATCTGACTATCATTGTAGAATGTGATAGTATTGCTCTGTTGGTTGTAATTGTAGTGAGTGTGGGGCTGTAGTCCCATCAGTCTAGTAGTCTCAAAGAATGACGCTATGGTAGTCTTTTTTAGGGTATCTAGCTTAGACCTCCCAATGAGAGACTTAGTGCCTGCATACTTGAGTCTCCTCTGTATCTGCCAAATACAGCCCAGTCTTGTCTTGCCTCCTCCTGCTGCACCTCCATACAAGATCATGTTGGCAGGATGGTTATTGCGTAGATAGACCAGTGCTTCTTTCTGCTTGTCTAGTAGTTCCATCACTTTTCTTTGCTCATGATGAGCTGAGCTTTGCACACTGCATACCTCTGCTGGTAGTCAGTGAACTCGGAGTTCATGACTTCATCATTCATGCATCTGCCAATGAATTGCTCATCAGACTCATTTTGTTTTTTTTTAGGTAGTGGCATATTTAATTTATTAGTTCTATTGATAGTCCTTTCTCTGTGAGTAGTTCTCTGATGTATTCTCTTAGATCACAATAAGCTTGCTTGTACTCCTCACTTTTAGTCTCGTCATACTTCACTGCCCTTCGCATGTACTCATCAATCTCCCACAATACAAATGTGATTTCATCTATGTGAGTGATCAGCTTGTGCTTTGCTCTATCTTCGGGATCATTCATGTCAAAGGTGATGGTAGCTTTCATTCTTGTCCTCCAAATGTTTCTTTGTATATCATTTTTGTTATGTTTTCTAACTCTATCTCTGTGAGTTCTAAATAAAATAATTTATTATGATAATGCTCAATAATCATTTTCATCTCCTCCTTATGCATTGCTTTGGCTTGTTCAAATTCTTCAACAGTTATATTGCCGCGATGCTCATACATTTTACTATACAACCATTCAACACTGCTTTGTTTTTTGCTCATAGTTCTTTGATATGTTTTTTTACTCTTGTCCAGTACTTGATAGCTTGCTGTTCTCCAGTCTTATCTTCTACTGGAGCTGCAAGTATCTTATCTACAGCTAACATAACTGACTCTTTGACTCTATCTCTAGTCAGCTGCTCTAGTTTCATTTCTTTCACTACAGCTAGCGCATGCTTAAGCATGAACTTTGCTTGTGCTTTTGGAGATGCTAGGAGCTTGCTCATTTATTGTATCTTTTATTCATTAAGTCTGAGGGATCATACTCGCGGTACAGCTGTCCCATTTCACAGCATAGATCAAAGTGATCTCTCTCGTCAAAGATAAGCTTTTCAATCAGCTCCTCTAGATCATGGAGTGCTTGTACATAGCCACTATTGTAAGTGTTCAAAGCCCTATTGAGCTTTGCCTCTATGAGATTATCTACCTCATCCTTAAAGATTTGCGCTGGTGTTTTCATTTGATAAAGATATATTATTTTTTTCAACTAGCTGATACTCACCTCTATTATCTAGTGGAATAAAGCCTGAGCCATTGCCATGTACTACCTTCATGAAGTCTACCTCTACCTTTGCAGAGTTCACTATCACTTGTGCTACATCTGAGATAGTCTGTGCTTTCTCAATGTCTATGTCTCCATCCTTTAGCATTTCGATTACTTCAAATAGATGGTTTCTTAAATCCTCAATCTTGTTTCGTGCCATGATTTCTTATTGTTTTTTTTAGTTTTGATATTGTCTTAATTGCTTGTACTATTTCTGTTGGATAACGGTGGATAGTGTTTCTTGCCATAGCTTCCTCATAGGTCAGCAGCAGCAGATTATCTATTGATATATTCAACTTGTTGTTATCCTTAAAAACTAGTTTATGTCGGGGTGGTATTGGTCCATTGACTTCCTCCCATACTATGTGATGTACTGCTTTCCATTTCTTGGGATCCGCTACCTTCCTCTCCAGGTATCCATCCACAGTGATTCTCTCACTGCCTACTGGTTTATAGTTATGAGGCTTGTGTCCTTTCTTGAACTCAGTAGCGACACTCACCCTCATGTACTTACCTTTATTCCATGTGATATCTCCTTTCTTATACCGGTGAGCTTTGCCATACTTAAAAAGATTCTCATTAGTCCTAGCTAGCATCTGCTTCATGTACTCAGGATCCTTTTTTATTTTTCTACTGCACGCTATACCATGTACCTTACTCTCTGTCAATCCATACTTGAGTGCTACTTCTCTTGTACTCATGTGTGGGTAGTCGGCTAGTATTTGATTGAGGAAGTCTTGACTATACTTTTTCATAGGTCAGCTTTGATATTGTTCATGATAGTAGTGAATAGCTCCTCATTCTTTATGATATGCTTATAGACCTCACACTTGACCTGGTTAATCTGCTCAGTCTTAACCATTGACTTCCATTCCTCACTGCTGTACTTAGCTCTATCCCATTCACCCATGACTTGAAACATATTGCTTTTCACTTTGAGCTTGACATCACTTAGCCACTCATCAGAGATATACTCATCTTTGAAGTACCCTCTCTTGATTAGTGACTGCATGATAAGGGGTGCAGTATACCTCAATTTCTTTTCAAAGAATGCATCTTGCTGGTCAGCTATTAGCATGTCATGGAGTGCTTGTATATTCACCCTCTCCTCAATCTGAAGCTGCTTTCTTGTCTCTTTCTTGCTGATGTCTTGCATGGCCTTTCTGCTATACTCAATATACCTGGTAAGTACATCACTGACATACTGCACGCTGAACATATTGTAGTGTTCTATCCTGGTCCACTCGGTACCCAATGCATTAAGGTCAAAAGCTAACTGCATCTCGCCTAGTGTGATGTTGCCATACTTCTCTACTATCAGCTGAGATAGGATAGTGAACTCCTCTTGTGATGGCAGCTGCTTGATGCCTGAGATAGTGATGGGCTTCACCATACTCATCTTGAACTGCTGAGGAGTGAGTGCATTGATTCTAACAGTGGTCTGTGCCTGGATGAGGGATTGCTCACTCTTTGTCAATCCACTCGTATAGGTCTTGCCTGCTAATTCTACCGATTTTGCTTGAGTCATTTGATTGGTTTTTAAGTTTTGATTGTTGTTCCAAATATACATCAACATTAAATCCTACCCACTGCCTACCTATGGCATTCACAATAACTTGCTGAGCTAAGTCATGGTCATTATTGCAGTCTCTCATCAGTGTGCTATATGCCATGTATTCACTCTTTGCAGATTTGTAGGGAGTCTTGGATACATTTGTCTTGTACTCTATCCATTCATCCCAATATCCATCCAACTTTCCTACTAAATCTTTATTTCTTGGCTCTTTGTACAGCTCATGCACTACTATCTGATCTACCTCATACTTGACTAGATTAGCTTTCTCTAGTGATGTGAATGCGACATCTAGAGCAAGAGCTTCCTGCTGGATCTTTGCCTCTCTCATAGATATGCCTGGATATACACCCACATGATGTGAATGCATACCTCTTAGCTTATTGATTGCATCTTTCTTCATTTCAATATCTTTATATGTGAGATTGCCTTGAAGTGATCAGTGGCATCTATCCCTTTGCTCTGTAAATGTAATAAGATATTTTCTAAGTCTTGTCTAAAATTACGATCTACTGAGTACAGACTATCAATCCTTTTAATACCATTGAGTACTGTTGCATGGTCTCTGTTATAGTAGGAGCCAATGACATTGAGAGAGAAGTACTCTTTCAGATATCTTGATACCCACATGCATACTTGCCTCGTGAAGTTTATGTCAGCTACTCTATTGCGAGCCATGACATCAGTAACAGATATTCTGTGATACTTGCAGACAAGCTCTCTTACAGTCAATAGGGGATCCATTTTCGGATTGCCATCCTCATCTTTAGGCTTACCTTCATCCAGCTGTATCTTCATTTCATCAATCTGCTGCTGTATCATGGTCTCAAATAGATCAATGAGCTTTTGATGTACATAGTTTTTCTTATCCTCGACAACACAAGACATGATGTCATTGTACTTCTGCTTGAGTGGTATGAAAGTTCTCATGTGCCTGGAGTGTTAAGTAGTTTCAGCATATACATACAACCAGCCTCAAAAGCCATCAGTCTAGTGCCATCACACTGACCATCCTCATTCATTCCGGCATACTGCTCGGATGCTGCTTTGATTGCAGTCATTATCTCAAATGCGTTCATAGGTCTGACTCTTGTGTAGGTGGAACTGATTTGTACTGGCAGTCATAGATGAACTGAGCCATGTCTTTTACTGACATCTTGCAATGCTGAGCTAGTGTGAAGATGTCTCCTATTGTCATCATGCCTGGATATTTCTCCCATCTCCTAGCTGTTGGCCAGCTGATGTTAAGGACTTTTGCCATCTCATAGGTAGAGACAAAGTGCTGTCTCATTTTAGCCACAAATGGTCTATTGATTAAGTTGCTTTCATCTGCCCTACTTAGGTAGATTTTGTCTATCTGATTCATTGAAATAAGTTTTTGATTTTTGCAAATATAGATTTTTTCTTTTGTAGTTCAGCTATCATCTTATCTTTTGTTTTGATAGTGAACTCTAGGGTAGATATTCTAGCCTCTTGTCTATTGAGTTCAGATTGTAGATTCCTTATCTCATTCTTGTAGATAGCATCTTGAGCTATCCCTTTCATGTGAGCTGGTAGTTCTACCTCGCATGTCACTAGATCAGAGGGGGTATCTTTCTTGCTGTACTCAGCCTCATACCTTGACATCACATAGTCTAGAATATAGTCAGTGCTGTGGTTTTTTGGGTTAGTGTATAGCACTGTCCTATCCTTAGTGTCAATTATTTCTAGCTCTCTGAGGTACTTCATGAACTGATGGCCTAGTCTATAGGTCTTAGCCACTTCATTAGTGATGCCTGGTAGAGACTGGAGGAGGTGCAGGTCATTGATTAGACCTGCTACCTTCACTCTTGTTTTTTGCTGTATGTTCATTCCTTTCTTAGTTTTAGCGTATCTATCCATAGCTTTGGTATTCAGAAGGGTAAGTCATTTTCATCTATAGATGCATCCATCTTACGATCATTCAATGCATTATCTACAGCATCTTGATTAGCTTGCTTGCCAGTGAGTAGGTAGTGTTCAAAGTAGAGAGCCACTGACCCTTACTTTCGATGCTGTAGTAGATTTCTGCTCCAGTGCAGATCTTTGATGGCATCTTTTCTTTGGTGCCTACTGATCCCTCGTCTCCATTGTCTAGAGTGATGTTGTGATAGTAGATTTTGCCTGATGGTCCCTCCCACTCCCGAGAGTAGACACATGATGTAACTTTTGCGTTTTTCATTTTCTTTTTATTATTTGATTGTTGTTGACTTTTGAGGAAGCCTTCATGCTCCACTGCTCTTTTGATATTATCCAACTGATTCTCCGGAGAGTCCTCAGCTACTAGGATGGGTGCGCCATCCTCATCTTTGATCCAGGGCATTACTTCTGATAGGTTTTTTCGGTTAGTAGTTCCTCCATCCTTTCGAGTGGTGTTCTCTTAGTCCCTGCAGCTATGTGCTGGGCTATCTGATTGAAGTCTAGCTTTTCTTTGGGATAGCTTGCAGACTGTACACAGATGTACTTCTTGGGGTAGGTTAGATTGACTTTCATATCTCTTGATTATTTAATTTTGCTATACTTATTAACTGATGTATATACTTGTAGGAAAATAGTTCATCACGAGTGCTTGCAAGCTCCTCTTTGGTAAATACCTCACCTTCATATGTTGATGCGAACTTTTCTAATGCTACTTGTAGGATAGTAAGTTCAGCACTAGTGAGGTCTAGCATAAGCAAAGCCATCTTGATCATACTTGTAGTTCCATCCATTGTGACTTGCAATGTCAATGATGGTACTGTTAGCATTCTGCAATGAGTCGCATGAGATACACTCCCTATCCATGCCTCTAAAAATGTGTACTTGATACATAGTTTTTTGTTTTTGATTTCAGCAAAGATATGAATACTTTTGAATATAGACGAAAAAAGTATCAATTCTTTTATTAACATAGTTATTAACATAGCAAAAGAGTAGTACCTTTGATGTCATGCTAGAGTCAGATATTCAAGAGGCAGTAGTCAAGTTCATTGATATTAACTATCCAGGCACCTTGTATTGTGCATCAGCTGGAGGGATGAGGACTAGCATGAGACAAGCTATCAAGATGAAACGCACTGGCTATAAGAAAGGATTCCCTGACTTACAGATCATGCATCCCACAAAGCTACATCATGGCTTATTCATTGAGATTAAGACAAGTAAGGGTCAAGCATCACCAGAGCAGAAAGCTTGGAGGGATGAGTTGAATAAGAGAGGATACAGAGCTGTGATATGCAAGGGCCTTGATGCTTGTATTCTCGAGATCATTACCTACATGAATGAGAGACTTGAATAATGCCATAGAACTGCACTACAAAGATTTCTTAGCACTGGCTAAGATTCTGTCTAGAGGCAAGAGCTTTGATCCCTATGACCTCCTCCATGATACCATTGCTAGACTCTATGAGAGAGAAGCTGATTTCATTGACGATATTATCAAGAGAGGCAAGTTCAAGGCATACATGGACTGCTCATTGAGGTTAGCAGCTAATAGCTCTACCAGTAGATTCTACTACACTCATCGCAAGTTCACCAATGACATGAGTGAGATCACTGAGGATGCCTTACAGACAAAAGTTCCGGATATTGCAAGTTTTGTCAATAGGGAGAACATTGACATCATCATCAGTAGGCTCCCTGAATTTGAGAGCAAAGCACTGGAGCTGTATCTCATGGGCTTCAAGTACAAGGAGATCAGTGATGCCACAGATATACCTCTCACCTATGTGTTTAGGGCAGTCAATACAGCTAAGCAATTACTAATAGATCATATATGTTATTTACAACAGCACAGCAAAGAAAAGAAAGACTAGACATCTGCATGGCATGTCCTGTCTATGTAGCGAAAAGCACCTCATGTGGTAAGTTCATGGACCTCTTTCAAGACCTGGTCACTATTGATGGTGTGACCTTCAAGCCATGTGGATGCCATCTTAGAGCAAAGGCATCACTCAAACACTTTGATTGTCCAGCAGGGAAGTGGCCTACTATATTCAGCAAGAAACAACTGTCTATATTGAAAGACATAGCAGAGAGAGCTACTAAGCAGAAGTTCATAGTTAAGGAGGACAGAGATATGCTCAATCAAATCTTTCAGACTGAGGACCCCAACTTCCGAGGATTCTCCTGCAGTTCATGTGGAAGTCAGATATTCAGTACACTAGATCAGCTTTTGCAAGATATGCATAATGGTACTGTAGTAGTCGATAACCCCCCAAGTAACCCCTCAGATATTCCTGCAAGGATCAAGAGGAGTAGAAAAAAGAAGGAGTGAGATATACTAAGAGCAGCTATCTATCCTTTATAGTTTAAGTTTTTGATTTCTCAAGAGAGCTCACAACGGTGGGCTTTTTTGTTTTATGACTTTTCAACAATATGACAGCTGTAACAAATTGATTCTATATTTGTCACATGCATCACACACATAGGTTTTTAATTTTGGTTGAAAGTTTTGAAGTCCCCTTGAGTCTGGTGCATGGCTCTTGGGGACATTCTTTTGTTGGCGGTGCGAATACGCTAGGGCAGAGGAATTAGGCACTACTAGGGGATGATAGCACAGTGCAGCGGTGGCATCAAGGAGAGAGCCGCAAGACTATCACAGAGGTCAGACACTCTGTTAAAGTAGACTCCAGACCATAGATCACTGATGATACTATGGGACTTGAAAGCGAGGGACTCATTCGACAGATTGAGACTTAATGCTTGAGAGGTGAGTGACAACTGATGTCAAGTCAGTAGGATATTCTCATGCTCTCTTAGCTCAGGATCTATTCTCTAGATTAAGTATTAACTACTACTTATCTAGTAATTAACTTAATAGATATACTAATAGATAGATATGATATTGATACCAGGACAAATTGAGTCAATTAAGTCAAGAAAAGACAAGACAACTGCTATAGTCTTGGGTAGTCAAGAGATGTCACCCTCAACAGCTGGTCAGCTTTTTGCTTTACAAAACAGCTTCGTCTATGTAGCTATAAAAGAGGAAAGTTTCATGCAGCAAGAGATTGAAGTCATGGAGGACCTAAAAGCTGATTTTGAGCTAGAAAAGAAAAGCAATGGTCAGAGACTAAGGAATGTACTCTATAAGCTATATGAGCAAGATAAAGAGGGATTTATTACCTTTACAAAGTACTATGATCATCAGATGGAAAGATTGATAAATCACTTTAAGAATAAATTGAATGACTAAGTGTGGGTGTGATGTACCAAAAAAAGAGATACACCAGTGCAGTAAGTGTGCTGAGTATTTTTGTGGTAGGCATATCTACTATTATATTGATGAGGCTAACATATCTATAACTAGAAATTCTAAGCCTCACTGTGAACAATGCTATATTGAGAAGTATGGGAAAAGATAAATTTGAAAAGTCACTAGAGACAAGGCTTGACAAAACTAACAACAAAAAAGAGTTAATGATCCAATGTCTCAAGCAGTCAATGGGTATAGTCTCTCAAGCTTGTGAGAAAGCTGATTTGAGTAGGACTACTCACTATGAATGGTACAAAGAGGACCCCGACTACGCTGCTCAAGTAGATGCTATCCAAGAGTCATGTATTGACTTTGCTGAGAGCAAGCTCATGGAACTCATCAATGGAGCCAAGCATGAGGTAGCAACAGCTAAGGGTGAAGTACTGACAGTCCAGGATGGACCTAACCCAACAGCTTGTATATTCTATCTCAAGACTAAAGGAAAGAAAAGAGGATATGTAGAGAAGTCTGAGCTGGAGGTAGGTGGCAATGGTATCAATATCACAATAGACAGTCTTATATGATTACACTGGGTAAGTACATAGACTTTAAGAATGCCGGAGAGAATGTATTCCTGCAAGCTCAAGTGGTGACTGGATACACAAAGGATGAGCTGAGAGAGAAGTCAATGGATGATATATCTCCCTTAATCAATAAGTTCATTGAGGAATGCCAGGGCTACAATGAGAACAAGCTACAGAAGTACATCAAGATGGGTGGCAAGACAATGGGCTTTCATCCCAATCTAGAGGCTATGAGCTTTGGTGAATATCTTGACCTCAATGAGCTAGTGAGGTCTGACTTTACTAACAACTTACCAAAGATCATGAGTATCTTGTATAGGCCAGTAGTGAGTGAGTTCATGCATAACTATGAGATTGAGAAGTATGATAGTGCTGTCCACATCAAGAATGCTGACTTATTCAGAGATGTAGATATGGCCTATGTGAATGGTGCTATTGTTTTTTTTTGTCTGCTCAGGGAAGATTTGCTGAGCAGTTCCCTCAGATTATTAGATCAACAGATGCTGACACAGATGGAGGAGAGCCTGACTCTGATAGAGGAGGAGCTACACTCTCATCTCAATATGGGTGGTGGCATATAATTGAGGAGCTAACAGATAGAGACATCACTAAGTTCAACATGATCACTGACCTACCAGCTGCTCAAATCTTCGCTCACATCAGCTACATGAAGTCATATAACAATGTCAAATATCCCTTGAGCCTTTAATATACTAATAGATATGAGTACAAGTACGACAACATACAATGTCATCATAAAAAGATTTGAGGACTTTGCCACTGCTCACCCTTTAATCAATCGTTTCACTTATGGCACGATCCAAGAGGGAGACATCGGCAAGTCATGTACCTATCCCTGGATGCATGTCGCTCCATCATCTACCAACTATGATGATGGTCAGAGAGGTATGTCCTTTGACATTCTCTTTGCTGACTTAGTCAGTTCACTAACAACTTGACTGGAGTAGAGGGTACTGTCACCATTGAGCTTGACTACACTTTTGACTTTTGCTCAGTTCCGGTAGACTTCAACTTGAACATTCCTACCAGTGGAGGGCAAGGTGGTGGAGTGCTGACCTTTGACGATAGCTTGAACTTATCAGGTACATCAGTCACGCTTGACAATGATGTAGATACACCAGGCAATGACTACTACTATGGTACAGATGCAACTGGTACAAAGGGGTGGTATACACTTCCTACCGGAGGAGGTACACCTAGCGGTCCAGCTGGAGGAGATCTAACTGGCACCTATCCTGATCCAACAGTACACCGAGTACATGGAGTAGACTTTCAATCAGGCACTCCATCAGATAATGAAGTGTGGATATACAAAGGTAGTGCAGCTAAGTGGCAGCATCAGCATATTCACGCATCAGAGGTAACAAATGATAGTCAAGTGACTGGTACCAATGTAGATGATGCACTAGATCATTTGCATACTACCAAAGAGCCAACTATCACAGCTGGTACTACAAGTCAGTACTGGAGAGGTGATAAGAGCTGGCAGACACTCTATAATACGAGTATTCAAAGTAGCATAATAGGTACGACAATCACAGTGCAGGCATCACCCATCACACGCTATCACGCAATAGCAGGGGCGGTGACATCTTCTACAGTGGCATATCAAGTGCCTTTACCAATGGCTTGCACAATTAGTAACTTTCATTTCCGCACATATGGAACGCAACCTAACAACGGAAGTTTTGTTGCAACTATTCAAAAGAATGGGGTAGATACTGCCATCACAATAACAATAGCAGCAGGATCAGCAGCCAATACATTTCTTGATACAACCAATAGCGCGACATTTGCAGCTAATGATACTTGGCAATTAAAGGTTATTCAAAATGCAATAACAGGTGCTTCACCAACAGCTAGTTCACTCGGTACTTATTCATTTAAGATCACTATGTAATGGCAAAGAAACTAGTATTTACAACTAACATACCTGGAGCTACTACTGACTATGCAGCAGCTGATGGTACATGGAAAACAATACCAGGTGGAGGAGGGGGAGGTAGTGGTACAGTCACATCAGTGGCTACAACTGCACCCATAACTGGAGGCACAATCACTACAAGTGGTACCATTGGCATCACTCAGGCAACTGGATCTACTGATGGATACTTATCATCCGCTAACTGGAACACATTCAATAACAAGCAAGATGCTATCACACTGACTACTACTGGAAGTGGTGGCTCAGCAACTTTAGTGGGTAGCACTCTGAACATTCCTCAATATACTAGCTTGGCTGTTTTACAAGCTGTTTATGGAGGTACTACATTATCAACAGGTCAAATAGCTTATGCTGCATTTGAAAATATAGGTGGCGTCCTTACCAATGAAAATACTCGCAGAGTGATTATGCCAGTAGCCTGCACAATGAGTAAATTCTACACCGTTTCAGGTAGTACTCAACCTGCAACTGGATCATTGACATTGACAATTAGAAAAAACATAGCAGATACTATTTTAGTTATTACTATTGCCGCAGGTAGTATTGCAGGGATTTATTCAAACACATCTAGTATAGTATCATTTGCGGCTGGCGATGCAATGGCTATCAAATTTGTCAATAATGCAACATCAACAAGTGCATCAATAATATCAGTATCATCACTTTTATCTTAATGAAATGAATTATACACTTACTCAAAAGGATGGCGGTATCAATGAGCTGACCATACCAACAGATGGACAATGGGGAACTATCTGCTTTGCATGGGAGGACTCTAACACTGAGTTCACCACAGCACTGGCAGCCAAAGGTATAGATGCCTTTATAGCTTTACTCATTGCAGATCCTAACACTGCCTATACAATTTTCTGTGGAGCTTAACAATCTCAAAGCACTGCTGCAAGAGTTCGTCACTGAGGTAGTACAAGAAGCTCAGAGGAATATTGGTGCCACTCAAAAGGTATCAAAGTTCAAGGTGAGCAAGACTATCTCAAAGAACTTCGTAGCTAGTGGTAAGCTCAGGGATGGACTAAGGGGGAAAGTCAATAAGGACATGACTCTCTCATTCTTTGTGGTGGGTGCAGCTAAGCAGTACGCAATGGCAATAGAGCATGGACAGAAAGGAACTAAGGGAATGCCCACTGATGATCCATACTACATGCCATCCAAGAATGCGACAACTGCCAAGATGCCTCCCTCAAAAATGATATTCAAGTGGATGGAGAGAAAGAATATAAAGTTCCGGGATGAGAATGGTAAGTTCATCAGCAAGCCATCAAAGAGCAAGAGAGAGGGCATAGCATACGCAATAGCAAAAGCAATACAAGAGAGAGGTAGAGTAGGCTTGCACTACTTTGAATATGCCTACTTAGATACACTCAAGGCAATGGGTCCTGATATACTTAATAGTGTAGGAAAGGACATTGAAGTAGAGCTACTCAATACTTTCAGACTAGTTAAAAAAGCATAAGCAATGGCACTAACATTACAAAGGACATCACAGACACTTATCACCTATGACAATGTCAGCAAGGGTGGTATTGATAATGTGGTCACAGCACTCAGCACTGAATATACTCAACCTGGTTTTAGGTATGTTGTCACTATATCTGTGCAAGATTTTTATAGCAATTTCGTAGACACTTATTTATATGTCCATCCCAATCCATTTGGTAGGGGCATCATCAATCTTAGACCTCATCTTATCAATGCTTTGTACTACAGAGCGATAATAGATACGACATTGACTTTACCATACATTCACAATACAAAAGCGAATAGTCCATCTGCATCTTTAATCAGCGCAACAGGCAATATGAATACTGCAGTGACTATTCGAGTATTTGAAGGGTGGGAAGTAGCTGGAGTATTCACACAAGATCCCGATGGTATTGGTCCCCAATATATAGAGCTCATGGCATTTTGGGGATGGGATAATGCTTTCTCATTCAATCAGAATAATAGCGCAAGCTCACCTGGACCAGGTTTCAATGACCTGACATCTAGTACTTACTATAAGAGACTAGCATCAAAGGTGCCTCCCTCATTCAGATCAGGAGTGACATTTGTACCTACTCTGCCCTATAACATGGGTAGCTTTTGTATCAATTCAGATGATGGTACATTTAGCTCTGAGCAAGATGCCAATAATAAATATATTGAGCTAAATTTCTACACAAGCTCAGGCACATTGATAACCACAGACACTACATCATTCACAATCAAAGTAGAGCCTGGTGCTGTGGCACTCGTTCCGGCATTCGCTGGAAATATAACATACTTGAGAAGTGGTGGCATACCAGCTAATACTGCATTCTATACATTGCAAATTAAGGATATTGTGACTAATGCAATATGCAGTACCAAGTGGCTATTTGTGATTGAAGATATAGACTGTGATCACAATCCAATAGAACTTGGATGGATAGGAAAGAAAGGAGGATGGAACTACTACAACTTCATCAAGACTAATCAGAACAGCATAGACATTCAAAGGACTGAATACAAAAAGCCCTTTGGAAACTATGGTAGACTGGGTGATGGTTTAGAGACTCCAGGCATGCTGACTACAGACTGGTCAGACAATAGGCAATATGTGAGCAGAGAAAACATGGTCACTAAGTATTTGACAGTGACAAGTGACTGGATCACAGAGGAGGAGTTCGTATATCTTGAAAGCTTAATGGTATCAGAGGTAGTGCATTGGGTGAACTATGATGGCAGAGGTGACTACATCCCAATGATAGTGACTGATAATAGTTACATAATGAGAAGGGAACGCAATAGCACTAAGTACAATCTGACACTTAAGCTCAAGTATGCACAAGACTATCAAGCAATAAACTACAATACAAGCTATGAATGATGTGATACTCACTGTCTATGATCAGCAGAACAATGGCTTTATAGTCGATCTGTATGGTCAGGACACAATCTCTATGAACTTCAACTTCAATAGCATCACTACGCTAGAGGCTGGTGATGTCTATAGTCAAGAGTTCAGGATACCAGCTACTCAAAACAACTGTAATCTATTCGGCTTGCAGAGTGACTTCAATATAGTAGGATCAAATGATATACGCAGAAAGTTCAAAGCAGTTCTGACTGTCGATACTATACCAGTGTCGGAAGGTTTTGTCCAGTTCAAAAAGTCATTTATCAAGAATGGTAAGATGGCTGATTTTTCTATAGTCTTTTATGGTGATGCGGTAGACTTAGGTACTAACTTGAAAGACCTTGATTTCACTGTGCTAGATTATACGGATGCTGAGCATGTAGTAAGATTTGCCAACTGCAAGACAGTCAATGATGGTGGTACTATAGGTCTTAATGACTACAGTGATCATAAGCTGATGTGGGCAATGATAGACAAAGGTCAGCAGTTTATGACATGGCCTTCCAATCTGCAGGGTACTTTTGTAGACGCTCCATATTCTTATGGCAGTGGTGCTACTGCATTCTTTAGACCTGACAATACTATAACAGTTCAAGATTTAACTCCATGTTTCAAGGCTAGCTATCTCATTGACAAAATAAATAACTTTTTAGCTGGCAATAATAATAGACAGATAGAGTTAAGCACAGCTGTACAAGATGAACTAGATAAGATATGTCTACCTTTCATGGGTAAGGATGGCAGTATCAAGTATACTGATGATACAGAGAATGGTATTCAATTCAAAAGCAATCAGCTTACTGATGAGACTTTGTCATTTTCTGTACTAAGTGGCAATGTCTATGCAGCTGTATGTACTACCAGCTTCAATGAGGTTATAGATTTAGGTAGTAATTTCAGTGCCTTAACAAATACTTACACCATACCTACTGATGGATACTATCAATTTAGCTTTAGAGGAACTCTCAGAGCAGAAGTAGGTGGAGTGCTTACCACTCCTGATGCAACGGTAGTACCTGGCTTTCTTATCAATGGTACTAATTTCGTAGCTGCATGGAATAGTGGTATATCAGGGACTATCAATACCAATGGTCCAGCTCTACCAAGTACATCATCTGACTATCCTATACAGCCTCAACTCAGTGCCAATATTCCATGGGCAATGGGTATGACTGGAGATACTGCTATTGGTTTCACTACTTACACTGCTCAGACCACAAGTGTCAATAATGGAGAGATACAGATACCTGCATTCAACAATGTGACTGGAGTGAATACTTTAAATAGCTATTCATTTGATGCAGGAGATACCATTGAGCCATGTTTCGCTGCTTATGGAGACCCTACCAATGGAGGTGCAATAGATATTATCTGCAATATCACAAGCTTTGATTTTCAAAAGTTCGATCTACTTGTGACAAGTAGTTTTTCTGCAGTAAAAATGGCACCCGAAAAGTATCAGCTACTTGATTTCTTACGAGACATCATGAAGCTTACCAACGCAGTAGCCATCCCTAACTATAGCAACTATGGAGTGATTGACATCATGACCATGAATGAGTACTTAGGAGGTGGAGGTACAATAGACTGGACTACTAAGATAGATGAGATGGGTGAAATGATTATAGTGCCATCATCAGACTATCAAACGCGCAAGCAAAAGTTCACCTATAGTGAGGGTAGTGATGCAGCCAATCAAGCCTACAAGACAGTAGGTAGGTTATATGGTACACTTGAGCTATATGATACAGCTAGTGATTTCACAGCGGGCGAAAATGTCATAGAACTAGAGGCATGTTCTACACCTAATCAGATGCTCAATGGTAGTAGTACTTGGAACTTACCTAAGTTTGTAGATAGTGAGTATCAGTTCAGCTATCCAGGTGCTAGATTATTGTACTTTAATTTTACTGATGTATACAATATTTGGCCTGATGGAGGTGGATGGGTGGTAGGTGGACCTGAAGGAATGAATGTACCTTATGTGGGTCACTATGATGTACTCTTACCGGATTTATCTAGCAATGACTTGAACTTTGCACAAGAAATACCTCTACATCCAATCATATCAGCTCCAGCCAATACAGCATATTTGAAATATTACAACAATTATTTACAAGAGCTGTATAGTGAGGAGAGCAAAGTATTGACTGCTCAGTTCAATCTTGATGTGACAGATATCTTGAACTTGAACTTCAATGACAGTGTATTCTTATTCAACAGCTACTGGCGAGTATTGTCAGTGGATGGATACAATATGGGCATGAATCAAAGTACCTCTGTGACATTGATTAAGAAATTGAGTGGGGTAGACTTACCAGGTGTATGTAATGACACTGCCATAGCAATCGAGAAGGATGGCTCAGTGCAGTGGCTCAATGGAGGAAATCAAGTCTGCTGTGAGCAGATAGGTTACTATTGGAATGCAGGTCTTAATCTTTGTTATAGATCACAGAATCAAGGAGGTATCAAGCCTAGACCTACATCACCTTTATCATCACTGAGCAGTGGCTTTGATAATCTATTCAATGAACAGACAATTAAAGTAGATCCAACAGCTACCGGAACTATCGTAATAGGTAAAAGCTTGACTGTGACTGGAGCTGCAAAGAATAGCATAGTAGGTGGTGAGGACTTGCTTGTACAGAATAAGGGAGTGTGGTATGGTGGTGGTAGTGATGGAGTTCTAGTCAATAGATCAGCGAGTGGTCAAATGGTATGGCATGCTAAAGATGTATTCACATCAGCAGCTATGACTACTGTAGTAGGCTCATTCTTGACTTTAGAGAATGCTATCTACACTGCAGAGGTAGTACTTACTTGTACTACTTTGACAAGTGTACCAGGATCAGGACTAGAGCCAACAGAATACTACAGTATTCGTACATATAGCTTTGCGTACAATAAAGGAGGCATAGCAGCAGGAGACAATCCGCACAATGTTATCATAGATATAGATACCAATTTGGGAACTTTTGAGCTAGGATGGAATACCAACGCTGTGAACAATGCAATACTTGACCTAGAAGTCAAGAATACTGGAGCTCCGTCTTATCCCACTCCTCAAATTTACATGACAGCACAAGTGATACTCACGCAAATAGGAACAGAATGACAATAGACAAGATAGATCCTGCACAAATAGCAGAGGCACTAGCACTACTACAACAGAAACTACCAACGGAGTCTGAGGTGGGTGCTATCGCCAAAGGTAAGTACAAGAATAAGATGAGCAAGTACATCACTAAGATCATCAATTACTCAATAGTGTTTATACTAATAGGTACAATAGTAAGCGGAGCAATATGGCTGATGAGATATTAAGTGGCCTTAAAGGCATAAAGCAAGAGTTAAGGGCGGTACAAGATCAGATGGCTGGTCTAGATGCTGGCTCAGATGAATTTATCAAGTTATCTCAGAAAGCTGGAGAGCTGAGAGATAGAATGAAAGATGTCAAGGAGGCTGTAAATTCACAAGCTGGTCCAGCAATAAGCAACTTTGGTAACAATTTATCTATAGCAAGAGGTCAGCTCATGGAGCTAGATCTTGAGGGTTTTAGTGAGTCAATCAAAAGGATGGGGGTCAATGTAGCCTCAATCAATTTTGGAATGTTGAAAGATGGTCTATCTGCTGCAGGTAGTGCTTTAGTAGATATAGGTGCAACCATTATCACTAATCCTATCATGTTACTGGGAGGAGTTTTGGCTGGTGTGGTAATGTACTGGGATGAGATAACAGCTGCCATCTTCAAAACTAATCAAGCACAAAAGCTCAATGCAGAGATAACAGCTGAAATGAATAAAGCTATCAGTGGTGAGCTGGTATCTTTAGAAAAGAATAAAGCTTTATTGAATGATGCTAATCTATCACAAGAGAAAAGAGTAGCAATCATCAATGAGTTAAAAAAGACTTATCCTGATTATCTAGGTAATATCAATGCAGAGACTATAAGTAATGATAAACTAAGTGCAGCTCTTAGTAATGTAAACAAAGCTCTCTTTTTAAAGTATGAGATACAAGCTAGAGAGAAAACTTTACAGCCATTATTTGAAAAAAGACTACAACTTGAAAATGATTTAGCAGCAGCTGAACAAGCAAGAGTAGAAAATCAGAACAAGATAGCAAAAGCTCAACAAGAAGCAAGGAATGCTGGAGCTGCTGCTGCCTATGCTAACTATCAAGAGATTGAAAAAATAGGCAACTTAGAGACTGGTCAAGTAGAAAAGATTAAAGCAGATATTGATGCTACCAGTAAACTGATCAATGACTCTATAGCTAAGATATCATCCACTCAATTAGAGCTAGATAAGTTCACTGTCAAATCAAATGAAAAGACAAAAGAAAGCACTGTCAAAACTCAGAAAGAGACTACCAAAAAAGTAGTAGATGAAAAAATTGATAGGAATAAAATCCTAGCTCAGTACAATCAGGAGCAAGCAGAAGATGATATTGCACTAGCTGCAGAGGTAGCTGATAAGAATGCTGCCATGTCTCAAGCCCTGACAGATAAAGAAAGAGAGAGAGCAATAGAAAAGACTGAGATAGCTAAGACTGCCTACCAAGAGTTATCTAAAATTGATCAAGAATATGTTAGTGACTTATTAGAGACCTCCGATAAAGCTACTCAGCATCAAATCGAGAATGCTAAAAAATTAAGAGATGCAGAATTTGAGAAGAGAGATAAGATATTAAAACTAGCACAAGAGGGAGAGGCAGCTATACAAGCTGTAGGTGATGCATATTTTGCCAATAAGATGGCAAAGATTGACAGAGAGACAGTAGCTGGAGCTGCTGCTTATGATGCCCTCGCTAGAAAGCAATTTGAGTTTAATAAAAAGATGCAGTTAGCTGGAGCAATTATTGATGGAGCAAAAGCAGTCAATGCATCTTTGGCATCATCACCAGTAGCCATTGGTGTAGTTCCCAATCCAGTAGGTATTGCATCTTTGGCATTTGTTGCAGCAACTAGCATAGCTAACATAGCAAAGATTGCATCTACTCAATATCAATCATCATTACAAAGTGGAGGAGGAGGTAGTACTCCCTCTGTACCATCGGGTGGTGCAATGTCATCACCTTCAGGTCAATCTCCAGCAGCACTCAATCTAAGTGGATTGCAAGGCAATGTCAATACTGCACCCTTACAGACTTATGTACTAGCTGGTCAAGTGAGCAATGCACAGCAGGCTGAATTTAAAATAAAGAATACTGCATCTATACTAGGAGGTGGATAATTATGGAAAAAGATAAAAAGAAAATGAAGATCATTGAGTATGTTATCAATGATGATGATCAAAAGACTGGAGTCTATTGCATGTCACTTGTAGAGAATCCTGCCATCCTGGTCAACTGGATAGCACTATCTGCTCAAGAGAAGGTAGAGGAGCTAAAGTTCGCAGCAGTGGAGAGTGGAGAGCAGAGAATGCTGTATGGTCCAGTGATGATCCCTGACCAACTTATCTACCGCTACAATGACAAGACTAAGGAGGAGTGGATGGCTACCTACAAAGCAGAGACTATCAAAGCCATTGCACAGAAGTACATGAGAAACAGCATGCACCAATACACAAATGTAGAGCATGCCATACCGGTACAAGGAGTGAACATAGTAGAGACATGGATACAAGCAGATGCAGAGAAAGACAAGTCAGCTGCATTGGGTTTCACTACACCTATCGGCACATGGTATATTGGAGGTCATGTGGAGGATGATGGCTTGTGGCAAGATGTCAAGAATGGAGTCTTTAAAGGATGGTCATTAGAGGGGTACTTTTTAGAGAATGAGGAGAAGATGATGGATGAGTACGAGGTAGAGAAGATACTAGATCAGATGATTGAGGAACTGAACATCTTAGAGCATCCATGAGAGACTTCATGAAAAAGCTTATCAGTGCCAATGATGATATGAGCTC